TATGAGAAAGCACAGAAATATGTAGACAAGAAGTGGAAAGAGAAGTATGGCGACGACCACATAGAAAACGTCAAATTGTATAAAAAATGACAGTTAAAGTACAGATAAAAGAACAGCAGCAAGTAAAGAAATTCTTCAAGAGTTTAGGAGTTGATTCAGAGAAGGCAATAGACAATCTTTTACGGAATACTGCGGACGGTATAATGTCAAGAGCTATGAAGAATCTTAGACAGGGATTTAAAGCACCAGATGGAGAAGATGGAGGTGCGTTTGATGATGGTCGTTTAGCGAATGGTTTTGATGTCAAAGATGAGCCTTTACGTAAGGTAGTTGGTAACAATGTAAAATACGCTGCACACATGGAATTTGGAACTGGTCCAGGTGCAGGTAAACCAAAGTATATGCCACCTACAGAAGCAGGTTCAAAATTAACTACTTGGGCAAATAGGAAAGGCTATGATGCAGGTGGCGTTGCACAGTTAATTTATAACAGAGGAACAAAACCTCGACGATATTTAGGCAGAGCATTCCACGAAAAGAAACAAGGCATTCCGTTGGGATTTGCAAGAATGCTTGCCTTAGAAATATCAAAATCTATTGGTAAAAAAGTAGCAGTAAAAAAGCGATAGTGTGTGCGTTATTTAGAACCCGAGTAAATATTTTTCTTTTTATATCCGTATTTGTGTGCGTTATTTGTGGCAGACGAAAAGAACACAGGTTGGAAAATCTACCGACCTGAGTGGTATAATGATAGAGTAATGGAGACATATATCTCCGCTCCTATCATCGATAAACAAGGCGATATGGTTCCTACAGATACTATCAAAGAAGCCATGGATTTTTACATGCGTTATGGCGTATATTCGTACCGCCACGAGGAGATGCCGATTGGTCTTCCCCTGGCTTACAAAGTTAAAAACGGTAAAGTTAAGATTAGAATAGGAATCCACAATAAGATTGCAATGCATGATAAGGTGTGGAAAGAGATTAAAGATTACGGACCATCTGGAGCAAGTAGCATCCGTGGTGAGGCCACAAACCAAGAGAAGGTATGTTTTTCAGAAAACGACTGCCACAATCGTATCAACGAACTTTCTCTTTGGAGCGTATCTTGGGTTGGCGATAATCCAGCTAACCCAGAGGCTAAAGTCACGGATGTATCTATGGCTAAATCTAAGAGTGTTCAGGTAACATTGGATGAAGTAGAAGGCATGATAGAAAAAATCATAGAGCGTAAAGGTAGCAAATACTGTTTATATGCTAAAAAGAACCGAAGACTCTTGGGTTGCCATGATAGCAAAGCAGGAGCTATAAGGCAGGAAAGGGCCATACAAGCCCGTAGATTCGGTAAATCAGACATACTTGGTGAGATACTTACAAAGATAGAAAAATACAAGATACCAAAAGGAGTCAAAAAGGAAGCAAAGTATGGTAGGGAGTTACGAGCAGAGTTTGGATATGGTGGTGGTAAGGTTACTAAGGCCATAAACCGTCATTTAATAGATAAGCAGTTTGTAACTTACTCAATGGCAATGAAGATTCACAAGTATTATCGCCGACATGAGAAGGTAGACCCACAGGGTAAGAATTTCGATAATAAGAAAAGACCTAGTAAGGGATTCATAATGTGGAAAATGATGGGTGGAGATGCAGGTCACAGTTGGAGTAAGAGTTTGGAAACTAAAGCAAAGTCATTAGATAAGGCAGAATGTCCTTGTACAATAAAGACAGAACGCTTACAGAAGTCAAATAATTACTTAGATGACATAATGCGCATGATAAAGTTTGGAACATTTATACAAAAGAAACCTAAAACAGAAGATGAAGGTGCATCGGACCAACCACCTGGTGCATGGATGGCAAATTGCAAGTTGTCTGCAAGAAAATTAAGTGGTATGTCTGGTAATAAATTTACAGGAACAAGAACAGTGATAAGAGATGAAGGCGCATGGTGTGCAAATTTGTGGAGAAATCCAGGAGAATATAGTAAACCATTCAAAAGACCAGATGGAACAAGCGGTATGACAAGTGGGTTTAAACTTAGAACTGCTGTAGGCAGGGCTAATTTTAATCCTAAAAAATAATAACCCGAGTATTTTTCTTCATTTATATAGAGAGTCTCAAATAACGCACACATATGAGCAAATGCACTTGTGGAGATTCACACGATGCTCCTGCTGACGAAGAAGTCGTAGAGGCAGAAAAGAGTGAAGCTCTCGATGAACCGATAGCAGAACTTGATAAGCACGAAGAGCTTTACAAGGATATGGAAGCTACTCTCGGAAAACTCAAAGAAGTCATGGCCTACTTAGAGGAAATGGCTGGCGAAGAAAAAGCTGACGAAGAGGAAGAAGAAGAGGAAGCCCCAGAAGAAGAAGAGGAAATGGAAGAGAAGGCCGAAGAAGAGGAACTCGAAGAAGAAGAGGAAGAAGAGGAAGCAGAAGATGAAGAAAAATCTGTTGCCGAGAAAGCCGAAGACTTACATAAATCTATTAAAACATTAAAGAAATACGGAATTAACGTATATTCTGGTCGCAGAAAAACACCTGCACCAAAATCTGACACTCCCGCAGTTAATGAAAAAACCGATTGGTTTAACTTCTCCAAATCATTGGATGAAGTTGCATACATGAAAGGAGAGGAAACAAAAATATGAGCACAGCAACAAGTTTCGAGGACTATGTTAACGCTTATTACGGCGGGACACTAGGAATCTCAAAAAGATATGGAATAAAGAAAAGCGCAACTGAATTAACAACAGCCGACGCAGATTACTTCAATGTAATGTTCGGAGCATCTGTTTTTAATCAGCTAAACACAAGGTCAGAAGTATTCAAGCTTCTAGATAAAGAAGGATGGACACAATCTGGATGGAGAGTCATGTATCAAAGACATGCAAACACCACTGGTATTGCAGAAGGTGCAGCACTAGGTACAGCAGACCAACCAGAACTCAAAGAAATGAGTGCAACCATCAAAGAAGTATCTACTCGCTGGGACACAACAACCAGAGCAGAGTTACTAGCTGACGCAGATGACGGAATCAAAGGTCTAGCAGCTTTCTTGAGAAAAGAAAACGGAGAAGCACACGCTTTCTACCTAGATAAACAATTACTAGCTTCAGTTAACACATCAGACGATGCAACAGTTGCACAAGATGACTCTAACGACAACTTTGAATCTATTGATAAGATGACCACTTCTACCGCAGCAGTTGCAGCAGACAGTGACATTGCAAATCACATAGAAGATATGTACTTAGTAGACAGAGGCGCAGCAGGTTACACCGAATGGATGCAACCAGCAGCTTGTATCCAAGGAGCAACCGAAGGAACAGCCGAAGCACTTACAATAGACAAGTTAGATACATTAATCAGGTCTTCTTTAGAAAACGGAGCAAACTATCAAGATTTGTTCTTCTTAACTGGACATGATACACTTTACAACTTAAAGAGCAAACTCACTGTATTGTCAGGAAGTCTAGGACAATTTGACATCAGACAGCAAGCAGCAACAGCATTGAATGGAGCTTCAAGTGAAGGTGGTTTGAACTTTGATACTCGTGTAGGATACTATGATGGAATACCAATTTACGTATCACAACACGTAACCAAAGACACAGCATCTAAGATATACTTGTTAGATAAAACTGCAATGTCTCTAAGAATTGCAGCACCAACAACTTACATTGCAAGTGAAAACTTAGTTACAACCAACGCATTGAAAAAGCAATTTGCTTTCATCACTGCTGGTGAGTTAATCGTAAAGAGATTCAACACAAGCGGAAAAATAACTGACTTGAACTTAGCTTAGATGAGGTATCTTAAATGGCAAAATTTAAGAACCTCAACCCCACTGGCGTTACTGTTGGTAGGCGCCATGGGGGCAGGTTATTTGTTAACAAAGGACAGGTTATCGAAGTCGAAGATGCCGAATGGATTGAAAGACTTGAAGCTCGTGGAGACTTCCAAAAAATTGAAGAAGTCGTTGAACACAAGACTGGTGCAGGGCTTAAGACTCACATCAGGGGGTCTAAATCTAGCAGCAAAACTACTAGAGCCAAACCCAAAAAAGAAGTAAAGTCTAAATCAAAGGCAAAGCCTAAAAAGCCCAAAGGACTCAAGAAGTCTAAGAGGGCTGATTAATGGCAAATTCAAGTGTATTAGGCGATACAGAAAACAAAGTTCAAGCAAAACGATTAACTGGCGGCAGACATACTCTAAATGTATTAAACAATGCGGCAGAGTCTTTGACTACTACTTACGCAATAGTAATAGACCCAGTGGATGTTACAGGATTTGACAGAATTTCAATACAAATAAGAAACACACACAGTGCAGATTATACTACACAAGTGTTTGGAACTTTGTTTGGGGCTCCAGATGCACCTGCAACGGCAGCAGCCGCAGGAAGTCATTGGGCGCAAATAGGTGATGACATTACAACAGCAGCAACATCAGGAACAATCAAAACAATATCTACTACTGGATTGAAGCAAATCTGTGTAAGGACTAAATTGGGAACTGGAACAGACACGCTAGATGCAGGAAATGTAATAGTGTTTGCTCAGGGGACGCTTTAGTGAATGGCTTCTCCTATATACTCTAATATAGTCTCAGTAAGTGAGGTGGCCTAATGGGAGGCACAGTTACATGGACTGGAGCAGATAGTAGTAATCCTACTCATCACGATGTTGCAGCTAATTGGTCAGCAGGAGCAGGAGGCACCGCACCTCCAGCAGCGGATGACCATGTTATAATTCCTAATGTAACACATGACCCTGTTATGCAAGACCACGACACTTGGGGTTCTGTGCATATTAGTTCGGGCGGTGATTTAGATGGTAATGGTAAAACTTTAACATTAAATGATGGTGGACAAGCTACTATATTTCAGAATTTAGGCACAATATCTGGGGATTTAGATGTTACAATAACTGGTGGGACAAGCCGAGCTATTAATGAAGCAGGTGCAGGAAACATTAGAACTCTTACAATTAATAATGCAAGTTCTACATTTACACAAAGTTATCATTTAACAGTAACGACCCTTACAATAACAGCAGGAACATTAGATACAGATTCAAGTAATCATAGAAACCTTACAGTAACAGGAGGTAACATTTCTGTATCTGGAACTTTACTTCTTAACGATTCTACTGTAGAAGTCTCAGACACCAGTTCTGCTTTATCAATAAGTAATGTTGGAACTGTAACTTGTGGAGATACAGATTTAACAGTAAACGCACTTTCATTAGGTCAAGGAACTTTTACAGCACCTTCAGCATCTGGTTCTTTTATAATTACAGGAGAAAAAGATGGTTTGGCTTTTGATTACGATGGTAATGGTTTTGTTCATAATAGTGGGACTATTGAGTTTAAAACTCAAGATACAACACTCGTAGATTTTACACCAAACTCTGCCGCAGATATTGATATTAATAATGTAACTATAAATCACGCAAGTTGCATTGCTACGTTACCGTCTGCTGGTGGTATTGGGGGAGACCTTTTGATAACGGCAGGAAAATTTGATTGTGCTGGTTATGATTTAACCGTAGGAAGTATTACAATAGCAAGTGGAGCAGAATTTAGAGCGTCAAGCGGAACTACTACAATTTCTACTGGAACTATAGATAATGATGGAACACTTACGCACAATAAGGGAACCATTAAGATAGACCACGATACAGGTATAACTCTTGATTTAACAGGTTCTGACGCAAATGTAATACCTGTTTATAATTTAATTGTTGATACTGATAATACAGTAGGATATGGGGCTTGCACTATTGGAAATAATTTAACAAAAAAAGGTTCAGGTAGAATGAGACCTACAGGCGATTCAGGCAGAACTATAGAAGTAATGGGAACTTTACTTATTGAAGCAGGAACATTTGGTAGAGGTGCAAGTGATACACACACTAATACATTTGGTAATGTTGTGCTTACAGGAGGAACGATAGATTTAACAGGTGGTGGTGGTAGTGGTAAAACTATTGTAAAAGGAGCATTTAGAAACGTAGGAGGAACGGTTAACACACCTTAATTATGGCAGATATAGAATTTCAAGGAACTGGCGGAATAATAGAAGGTGACTTAGAAGATGCAAACGTTATTGTAAATCTTGACGCTGCTTTTTATGTAAGTGATTCAGATACAGATTACGCAACGGGTTCTTATGTAGAAACACCAATGACAGGTTCTCATTCTATTTCGGTATGGATTAAACCGAATGATGGACAACCTGCTGCCGAAAGTAGAATATTAGGAATTAAAGGAGATACGTGGGCGCAAAATCACGCAATGATTGCTTTACAAACAGACGGTAAAATAGGTTATACTTATAAATCTAATAATAATACTTCTGGTGCTTACACTAATGCAGCCGTATTTTCTGATGGCGCTCTAACGGGATGGACTCACGTTTGCGTTACTGCAAACCACGCTACTGGCGGTGCTGGTGGTTTAATTCTATATATTAATGGAATCGCACAAACACTTCAAAGCGGTAGCACAGCAAATGGTAACACTTCAAGCGTTACTTTTGCAGATTGGGATGGCGATAGTGCTACAACATTTTATCTTGGAACGCAAAATGCAGATAGCTCGGTAGATTACGGAGGTTATATTGCAGATGCAAAAGTGTTTACTGATGTTCTTTCACAACCTGAAGTAGCACAATTAGCTTCTAAAATTAATTGTGACCCAGATACATTTGGAATAGATAATTTATTTTCTTGGCACAAATGTAACGAAGGGACGTCAACATCTATAGTTGACCATCAAGATAGTGGTTCGGATTACGACCTTACAATAACAAATCCATTAGCCAGTAGCGGTAATTGGAAGTTCGATGCCTTTAGTGTAAATGTTCAGGACAACGGAACAACGACAGATGGAAACTTTACAGTAACACAAGGAAAGGTAGAGGGTAAGGCTTTGACATCTGTTGACTTTTCAGGCGACACTCAATTAATTAGTTGCACATCTAATACTTTTTATAATTCTAAAACTGCGTTTAGTGTTTCTGGTTGGTTTAATCACGATAATACTCACGACGGCCATACTTTACACACAATAGTAAATGCTCGTGATGGTGGTAATGACGGAATGGCAATATCTTTAGACAGTGCAAATGATAGGATAAGATTTAGAATAGGAGATGGTAGTTCAGATGATTTATATACAGGCAATAGCACAATAACAAACGGACAATGGCATCATTTTGTAGCAACGAGAGATGCAAGTAATAACACAGCAATTTATATTGATGGTGTTTCTGCTGCTACAGGAAGTTCAAGTAAAACCATTTCAATTAGTTCAGGTAATTTTGGTATAGGCGGTAGACCATCAGCTACAGATGCAGATGAGTTTAGTGGAAAAATAAGAGATGTAGGATGTTGGTCTTATGCTTTGTCAGCAGACCAAGTAGCTTCTCTTTATTCAGGCACATACCCACAAACTCCTAATCACGAATACAAATTAGATGAAGGACACGCAACCGCAGCACTTAATAATGCATCAGGAGCATTTGAAGATTCAGGAACAGAAACAGATGCGGATGGTCAAGGAATAGGTTTGGTAGATGCAAGTTGCGTAAACGGCACTCTTAACCTTGACGATAGGTTTACAATAGAAACAACTGGTTCTTTTTCAGCACCAAGAGGCACTTTAGAGTTTTCTGGTAATCTTGATATTAATTGCACAAATGTAGACATTACCTCAGCAGAAAATCAGTTTATACATAATAATGGTAAATTTACAGCAAAAGACGCTGTTGATGCTTTTCTTGCTCCAAATGGAGCAACCTTCTTTGATTTTAATTTAGAAACAACATCAGGACACGATATTGATTTAAGAGAAAATATAACTATTTTAGGAACATTAGATTTAACAGGTTCAAACGATAATTTTGTTGTTGACGCTGCAAACGCAGCAGGTAATATTACAATGACAATGGGGAATGATGATAATCAGGCTATCATTGAAAGTGATACAGCAGATACACTTAGGTTTAATCCACATGCTACAAGAGAGATATTAATCACAGGAGGTTCTTCTTTGAAACCTTGTCGTGTAACTGGACAAGATTGGAAATGGGATAATGGTGCGGCTGGTGCGGCAGGAATTAAATTAGCTAATATGAAGTTTGAAGTTGCTGTTGATACCGATACAGGCACAGGTAATGCAGTTAACATAATACTTACAGGAGATTGTGAGTTTGCTGCCGTAACAGTGGCTGCTGGAGATACTTTAGATGTAGATGGACACAGAATCCATACCACAGGCAACGTAGACATTAATGGTAATCTAAAGATGGGTGCAGGAATGTGGCACGCAGGAGCAAATTTTGATACCAGTAATGCAGCAGTTACAGAAGAAGCAGGTGCTACTTTCTTACTTGAAGGAACTAATTACATTCACAATAACGATGGTAGTTTTGTAGGCGATGCGAATACTAACATTCTTTTGCAGGGTACTAAAACCACTTACCTAAATAGTTCTGATGCCAATGTTTCGACTTATGCAGGTAATTTAATTGCAGGAAGTGGAACTGCAACATTAGGTGGCCCAGACCGCAGCGGTTACAAATCAAAAGCCAATAATCTTACAGTAGCAACAGGAGCTACTTTAGCAGCGACAGGGGCGCACGAAATAACTTGTTTAGGAGATTTTACTACCAGTGGTGGTCTGCTTGGCGCAAGTTGTCTTGAGCTAAACGGTTCTTCAGAATATGCTGCAACTGCGGTTTTTAATGATGACAGGTCTGTAAACAATAGCGCAGATTATACAATAGAGCTTTGGTTTAGACGCACTGAAACTTCTGGGAATGAAACTTTGTTTGATTTTGCACATTGGGATTCATCAGGTTCAGCTTATACTGGACAATCTCGAACATCAGCTTACATGGATGCTGCTGGAATAATTTATTGGGATACAAGAACAGGAGGAGGCACTTTATGTTCAAGACCACAAAGTAGCGCAGGATTTGATGATAGTAAATGGCATCACGCAGCTTTTGTTCATAAAGGTGCAAGTGGCGCACATACAGGAACATATTCTACAGGAGCTAAAGAAATATGGATTGATGGTAAGTTAGAGGCAAGAGTTCTTGGTGGAGATACTACTACAGATGCAGGAAGCAGTGTTGCAGGAAATATGGGTTATGACCAAAATAAGACTATGGCTTTTCAAGTTGGAAGGCAGGTAGTAAGTAGTATTGGTAATTTCTTTACAGGACAAATTGATGAAATAAGAATATGGTCTGATGCAAGAACACAAGCTGAAATAAGAGCTAATATGTTTACTGAAGTTGCAGCAACAGCAGACCATTTAAGGCATCAATGGAGTTTTAATGAAGGAACTGGCACTACAAATGCAGCACTTGATACTGCGACAGACGCAGAAGGAGAAGCTCACGTTGCAGCACCTATTACTCCGAGTGCAGCAGGAGCTTGGGCAGGAGCAGGAGCTTTTGACAAAGGCAGTTCTACGCTTGTCATGGCTAAATCTGGAACACAGACTTTTACTTATATTGCTGGAGAGGACATTAACAATCTTACAATTAATGATGGTTCAACTACTCAATTACTTTGCACTAATGATAGTGGTGGGGCTTTGGACATATATGGGGATTTAACAGTTAATGAAAAGCTAAAACCACATTCAAGTTCAGGCAATACAAATGTATCTATAAAGGCAGCAGGAAAAACAATTACAATAGGTTCAGATGTAAAAACTACGGCGGTAGCAGAATTATACAGGCTTCTTTTCTACCACAGCGGTTCCAGTAATGTTCCTGAACTTACTGCAAAAAGAATAATCTGCGATTTATCTTCTACAGTAGTAGCAACAGGAGACCTTACAATTACAGAAGAGTTAGAAGTAGACAGTGGGACAACCTTCAATGCTAATGGTAATACAATATCTTGTGCATTTTTAGATGTAGATGGCGGAACTGTAGATTTAAGAAATTCTACATACACAGGTAGAACAGGTGGTTCTTTTAACAGGTTTGATTTTTTACATGGAGGAACCTTGTTAACTGGTAACACAACAGTTACGGGAACTGCATCACCATTAACTATGTTTTATCTTCCAGCATCAGGCAATTATGAAATTGTAGGAGACGTATCTAATGTTAGAATGAGAGACAGTGGAGACCTTACAGTGATTGGTTCTGTAACAAATTTCACATTAGATGATTCTACAAACAACATCAGACAATGGCATCACACCTTAGACACTCAGCAGTTATTGGATGCAGATGAGAATGGGGATGATGATTTACGACTTACAAAGCCAGCATTAGATAACGCTCACGAGTTAATGACAGGATGAGAGTAAAGTCCGAGCTTGGTTTAAAAGGCTCTCAGAAGCCGTTTAAAGGCGAGTTATGGTATGGGATGGGTTCTTCTAGTCAAAGCAACTTTAGCGCAGAAAAAAGCCAGCGAAAACGCACGTATCGGTCTAATAGGTTTGGAGCATCAGTTAAAGAATGGTTAGTATGTAAGAAAATGGTGTTTTTACGAGAAAATGGTTACACATATGGGCGTATAGCAAAGTATTTAAATAACGCACACATAACAACAAAGGCAGGAAAGCCGTGGAATTATTACACTGCACGGTTTGTCACGCTAAGAGCAAAAGAGGAAATCGAGAATGGACGAAACGATTAAGCACAGAATAAAGCA